ACGGATTTATTATTTTGTCCTGCTGCATAAGAGGTATAATCAATCTTTAAAGAAGTTTGTCTAACAATACCCGATCCGACAAATCTACCAGCACTAATTGTTCCAGCAGTAATCTTAACAGCATTTAAATCATTAATTTTTGCATTAGTAATAGCGGCATTAGCAATTTTTGCATTAGTAATATTACCATCTGCTATTTTAGCAGCAGTAATTTGAGCATTACTAATTTTTGCATTAGTAATAGCGCCATTATCAATTTTTGCATTAGTAATTAAACCATTATTAATTTGAGCTGAGTTAGTAATTACCCCAGAGGTAGCTAACAAACCACCAGTAATGGTGTTAGCAACAATTTTGTTACCTGTAATAGTATTACCTGCAATTTCACTAGCAGTTACAGCGTTAGCAGCAATTTCACTAGCAGTCACAGAATTAGCAGCGAGTTGACCTGCAGTAATACTATTGGCAGCAATTTTGCTAGCGTTAACAGCTCCTGCTGCAATAGACGCTGCGGTAATAGCATTAGCAGCAACTTTATCTGCAGTTACAGCATCAGCTGCAATCTTAGCTGCAGTAATAGCCCCTGCTGAAATAGAAGCTGCGGTAATAGCATTAGCAGCAACTTTATCTGCAGTTACAGCATCAGCTGCAATTTTAGCTGCAGTAATAGCACCCGCATTGATAGTTGCAGCAGTCACAGCATTCGCTGCTATCTCATTAGCGGTTACAGCATCAGCTGCTATTTTTCCTGCGGTAATAGCTCCTGCGTTTATTTTAGCTGAAGTAATTGCATTAGCCGTAATTTTATTAGCAGTTACAGCATTCGCTGCTATCTCATTAGCGGTCACAGCATTCGCTGCTATTTCACTAGCTGTAATTGTATTAGCTGCTATTTTATCTGCATTAATTGCACCTGCATTAATTTTAGCAGTAGTAATTGCGTTATCAGAAATTTGAGTTTCAGTAATTTGGCCTGTAAGTTTAGCAGCTGCAACATCAGCAATTTGGGTATCTGTAAGTTGTCCAGATATTTTGTTAGAAGAAATAGCTGCCAATTGAGAGTCAGCTAGTTGACCAGTAATTTTAGCAGCTGCAATATCATCTAACTGAGCGTTAGTGAGTTGTCCAGTAATTTTAGTAGCAGCTATATCATCTAACTGAGCGTTAGTAAGTTGCCCTGTAATTTTAGTAGCAGCTATGTCAGCTAACTGAGCGTTAGTTAATTGACCACTAATTTTAGCTGCAGCAATATCCGCTAATTGTGCATTAGTAAGCTGGCCAGTAATCTTAGAAGCGGCTAAAGCTGCAACTTGAGCGTCTGAAAGTATACCGTCAATATCTGCAGCTTCAACTGCTGCAACTACGAGAACCCAAGCAGTACCATCCCAACGATACAACTTTCCATCTGCTCTATTAAATAATTGTTGTCCTATTGCTCCTGTTGAAGGTAATGAAGCTACATCTTCAATAGCATATAATCCTTGGTCTTCAAATAAATCTCTGATGCCTGTTTCAAATGCGTCATCATCAATAAACGTTGTTGTAGCGTTAACAGGACCAGTATAAGAAGAAAGATTACCAGAAGTGTCTTCTGCTCTTACCCAATAGTATTTAGTTTGACTAATATCTAGATTGCCTCTTCTAAAGTTACTACCCCCTGAAGTTCCAATTAAAGTTGCATTATTAATACTACTATTTGATGATTCCCAAATTTGAATTGTTTTTAAATCTTTGTCAACAGGATTTGTCCAATTAAGCTCAATGGCTTCAAAGACGCCTGTTGCTGAAAGATTAGTCGGAGCAGCAGGTGCTGTGTTTTTACCGTTGTTTGCATCATTAACAGTAATAAATCCACTACCTGTTCCTAAAGAACTAATGGCACGTACTTGAACATTATAAGTAGTATTTTGTTCAATATTTAATATTCTATAATATTTTAATCTAGTACTAACAGAAATATAACTTGAAAAAGGTTCAGTGCTTTTCTTATATCTTATTTCGTAAGAAAAACTACCATCATGATCCCACGTTACGTCAATATAGTGAGTAAGAGAGCCATCATTGTTTACAAAAAATCCAGGAGTTGTTGTAATATTACTTACATCGTCTAATGTAAAATCAAAGACAGGTCTTTGAGCGTATGCAATATCATCATCAATGTTCCAAGCTAACATATTTATTGTAAATAAATAGGCTTCTACTTCTACGCTTAAATCTGAATTTACTGTAACACTAGTAGTTCTAAATATTTCATTTGATATATCTAAGTTATCTGAGTTTAATTTAATAAAATCTCCAGGTTCTAAGCTCAAAGCAGATTTATCAAGAGTTATTGCAATAGTTCTAATTTCTCTTGATTGACGAACTAATTGTTCGGCTCTAGCTCTGGCATGATAAGGATCGGTAATACCTTCTAAATTTACATCAGTTGTAAAAGGCTGATTATTATCTTCAGTTAAATAAGTATTATGAACAGAAGACCCAGTAGGGGGCCAAGTTTCAGAATCTTGTTTAAAGTCTTCAAATTCATTTATAAAAGTTACTGTTGATTGATTTAATCTATCAGCAGCAGGAGGCCAACTAATGCTGACGTTCTCTCTAACAATATTGTTTTCATTAAAGATATGTGAAGAATTTACTAAATTATTTAATGCCGTTTGTGAGCTAGGATATTCTAATAATAATTTATATTTACCTTCTGAAGACCAAACTAATTCTGCTAGCCCCATTGTATTCATAATCTTTTCGATATTATCTCGTAAGGTAGCTTCAGTATCTAATGTAATGTTACATTCGTAAAGAGGTATAGCTTGAGTGTTTACTGTTGTACGCACGTAAATATCTGGACTTTGAGTAGTGTCCCATTTATAGAAATATCCAGTATCTTCGGCTTTATAAATAACATTTTCTTTGCCTTCATTCGGGAAAGCATTAAAAGTAGAATAAGAAGCAATAGGGTCTACCCCATTAATTCTACCACCTACAATTCGAGTAGTTACTGTAGTGTTACAAACTTGCATTGCATGATAAAAGGATGGCAAATCTACTTCGGAAGAATTTAAACCTCGGCCATACTTTGAATCTAATAAATAATCTAACAAACAAAGAGCAGGGTTATTAGAGTAAGAATATCCTCCTAAAGAATAATTACTTCCAGAAAGATTAACAGGTCTAACTTTTTTACCTTTTACTAAATACAGAGGTGCGGGGAGTCCAGAATATTGGGGGTCATCCCTGTTTAACTTATAAGCAGCAGTAACAAAGGCACAATTAGTAAATTTATCGCTAGTAGCAAATCCATTAGCGGTAGCCATAGCATCCGCTGTACCACCATCATAATGGATACTGAATCTGTGATTAAATTTAGCTTTTTCTTCATCATAATGGGAATCGTTTACATAAATGCTTTCAACGGAATGTATATTACCGTGACACAAAGCAGATTGTACAAACAAAAATTCATTTTTAGACCCAGATTGAGAAGTATTATCAAATTCTTCTGAAAAGGTTTTATCGCTGTTATTAGTATAATTATTAAAATTATTTGAAGTTATATGTCTAGTTTCTGTTCCACCTACTGCTTGTTTCCCATATACTACGGGGATATGAGCAGCTTCGCCTCGCGTTGGAATCATAAAGCCTTTTCTTTTATCAGCTTCGGCTTCCATTTTCTTTTTTAATTTATTATGCTGTGCTTGCTGAAATGCCATTGAAGCAACAGTAATAAGTATTCTAAATATTATTTGATCAGGCATTATACTTTACCCCACTTTATTTCAGCTTCTGAATCTTCAAAAATAAAATCAAAAGAAGTATCAGTAGAGCTAACTTGATCCATTCCGGCTTTAGAAGAAATAAAAGAATTAACAGCGTCTAAGTCTGACATAGGAGAAGCTCCTTCTAAAATAGCAACTTTATTATCCCAATTAATATCTATTACAGGAGAGTCAACAGTGCCATTATACACATCTACGATATCGTTAGATCCTACAAGAGGATTGTTATTTGAGTCTAATAAACCTAATTTAACTCTTACAGGCTTACCAACTACATTTGCTTTAAACTCAGCAGACATTTCATCCTGAAAGTCTAATAAAACTATTTTGTAAGCTTCTCTATCAAGAACAGTATTAAACTTAGGGCTATCGACTTCAAATAATCCACTTTCAGATTGATAAGTGTTTCCATTGTATACAATGTCAGAAGAATAACTTGTTAAGTAATAATTTTGATTAAAATTTAATTCGATTAAATAAAAAAATTTTATATTATTTGTACTTAATACTTGCTGAACAGCTGTCGAAAATATCCTCATTATACAGCCTCTATTAAATTAATAGTGCCTTGATTTGATAAAATACCATCAGTAAAAGTAATTCCTTTAACATTAT